CGCCAGCGCTGTGATATCGGATGCATCTTCCATCCAAGAATATGATATGCTGCCCGCCGACAAAGCCAGCAGCCCTTCCATGAGTTTTGATTGCATGTGTGTAGTATTCATCCTATTAGACAAAGCCTGTCATCGTAATTGTGCAGCTGTCGAGAATATCGGTACCGCCAGAATCGCTAGCGATCTCTATTGTAATCTCCCAGTAGATGTCGCCGTCTCCGGCTGAGTTACTGTTAGTTGTGAGTCTGAACTCCCGTCCCTGTCCGTTACCCAGCGTGTGCCACGTGGCAAGTGAGTCACCACTGATCGTACTAAAGATAGACGGATTGCTCTCGTTCTCGACTAGACTTACTTGCGTAGCACGTATGTAGTACGTCGTAGCAGAACCAGAGTTTGGTACTATCCAGTCAGTTGCGGGATTAAGCTGGGTAGTAATCGCACCTTCTAGCTTATCTACTGTGCCATCTGCGTTGTAATAGATAGACGTGATAGCAGAGCCCGCCACACTCAGATCCGTGTCTGTGATACTTGCGTTAGTCAGACCCACACTACCTGCGGTTCGGCCCACTCCGTGCATCATGTAAAAGAGACTCATGCTACGCGTCCGACGTGTCGCCGGTCAGGCACCACGTATCAGCTGCTGTCTTGTACAGCAATGCCGTACCGCCTGCCCTCAGTATGTCGGAGGCCGCGGCAGTGCCAGCGGGGTGGAACGTAGATACAAGTGTAACACCTGTGGCCGCTGTGACAGTAAGTACCTGTGTGGCATGGATCATGTTTAGTACTATGGGCACTCCAACGGGGAGAGCCGTGGTCGCATTGAGAGGCAACGTCAGCGTAGCCGTCGCGTTGAACTGCATGATAGAGTTCATGTCGGCAGCTGCCAGAGTCTGCGTGGCTTGCGCCGTCTGTACCCGCAGCCCCATCTCTTGTATCTCGACAGCCTTAGGCGTGCCAGCATCGTCGACGTATACACGATCCGTAGCATCAAGTCCCGTAGCTGTAACCAGTTCCGTGAGGGAGCTGAGATCAACAGAGAACGTGCCTGCTGTAATGGTGATGGGCTGTGCCGCGCCCGCAGCTACATCTACCAGTCCGATAGAACCAGTAGCGTTAGTAAATTCTAATCCGTCTAGAGCTTGGAACCAGACAGACGTACCAGCGGTATCGTCCCACCCATAAAGGGCGTCTTGGTTCGGGTCTACGAGAGCCTCTAGTCCGAGGAAGTCAAGAGCGAACACACCCGATGTTGCGGTGATGCCCGTGCCCGAGACAGTAGCGTCGTCGATCTGCAGCACCGTGAGTGCTGTCTCCAGCCCGGCTCCTACCGTATATCCGATAGCTGCATTGGCGCTGAGATCGTATCCCAAGATCGTGTCTGTACCGGGGGCTGCCAGCGCCTGTAAGTCTTTAGCAATACCGCCGTTGGCTGATAGCACATCGTCCAGAGTGTCTGGAGTTATTACGCGAAGGGCATCTGTAAGTGTCGTAGCTTCTGACGTGGTAGCCAGTTCTACTGCACCCAGAGCCGTCAGGGATGCCTCTGGCATCTGGCCGCCTCCGGAAGTGGCTAGCCCGCTGATGCCTGCGGGAATCAGTGCGCCTGCATCCAGAGTAGGTATGCCGCTCGCAGCACCTTCGCGACTCTCATCGACCTTTGAGTTAACTGCAGTGACTAGAGCATCGAACTCCGAGTCAACTTCTGACCCAAAGATAGTCGTGCCTGTCTTGGCATTAAAGTCCTGTTGACGTGAATAATCTGACATTTATGAAAGTCTCCCAATCTTGGCGAATAGCTCAAGCTGTTGTACGCTGAATTCTTGTCCGTTGATAGAGACGTTTAATCCCCACCGAATGTACTTACCGTTGCCGGATGGTACTACCTTACCTTCTCTCAGTTGTGTACCGCCGCCCCAGACTGCCGAGTCCCAGAGACCTATGTCCCATGTGCCAGCTGTTCCGTCGCCCGTGAACTCTTTGATGCGAGTGCTGTATGTCTCCTCGAAGTCCCACGCCCACTTGAATGATACAGTGGTAGCGGTGTCAGCGAAGAACACTCCAGCCATGCGCTTGAGTATCTTGAGCATTCCGGGTGCGCCCAGATCTGTCCAGCCGCCGCGGTAGGTAAACAAGAATGCTAGGTCGTTGTCGTCCTGTCCCTCGTACTTGAATAGCTCGCCCGGGTATGCGTAGTTGGCTGCGAAGATATCGTTGTTAGAACGTCTCCACAGCACTGTTGGGATCAGTCCAGTCCAATTACCCAAGCATCGGGCAGTGCCGTCCTCCAGCCTGCCCCGGGTATCGAATGTCCATGTAGTCCCAACTTCCGCCGATCCACTCACCCTCGGTAGGGAAAGGAGGTAAAACCTATCCTTAGGCGAGTAGACCGACCGAAGATCGGTGATGTCGAAGCTGGAGAGATTGATGTCTGCAATCAGCGCCGACTGTACGTTACTGCTCAGGTTCTGCATCGGGTTGGAACGCTCTTGTATGAGACGCCCCAGTGACATGAGTCCAGAGTCTGACAGGAACCAGAGGTCTCCGTCTACTGCTTGTACTGACTCTTGTGCTATGCACCCAGTGCCTGAGATGATGTCTGCGATGTAGGCTTGCGTCGGGTCAATACCCAGCTCGCTGCCCGCACCATCTGTAATGAATATGATATTGCGTGCTCCGAATACCACCAGAGCGCCGTTGTGCGAGGCTACTGCTTGAATGGTATCTGTGCCCGGCCATACGTTCTTGAAGTCGATAGAGCCAGAGTCCGCACTTGTCCAGTCCGTTTCGTCCAACAGAGCCGACCACTTCAGCGTGATGCCGTCGGAGTCTGCTATCCAGAGACGTCCTGCGAACGCAGTTCCTGCCTTGCCTGTCGGCACGTTCACGTCCGTAAGGTGCGAGAATGTCGTACCAGTGTAGACGATAGGAGCTTTGCCGCTCTGCAGTCCGATCACAGTATCTGCGTAGTTCAACCACTCCCACTTGCCACTGGTGAAGGTGGCGGTGCCCGTGACGGCAGAGAAGCTTACGCCCTCATCCGTGCTGCGTACAATGGTAGCATTGTCGGTTGCGCATATGATCTCAGAGCTGCCGTTATGCTTGCGGTACTCAAACCCAGAAACAAAAGGATCTGCGTTAGGAGTAGTGGTCTGGTCTACCCAGCCCTTGCGTGCTGCAAGTCTGTTGCTGTCGTCTATGACAGCGTTCGTTAACTCTGTAGCCCACTCAGGGCCGAGCAGTGACGAGGCTGCCTCTGTGTTGAGCCCATGGAATCCGGGCGTAGCCAGTGGGATGTGCTGTAGGGCTGCGCCTCCGTGAGACCTAGGCATTAGTCTCTGTAGCTGACGTAGCGGTCAGCCCATCCATCAGCTGTCATTGCTGCTTCGATAGCTCCACCTAACAGGCGCTGCCACCTACGCTCCAGCATGTTGCCCGGTTCTCCGATCTCCTCTCCTCTCTCATTCGCGAGAGACATGTGCGCGTAAGCCTCGACTACCTGATTGGGCACGAGTATTTCCGTGGCGTCGTCAGTACCGTCGATGGCTAGTTCTGCTTGGGGGGTGTTGAATACGATGCGGATGTGCTTGGACTCACTAGGAGTAGGCCACAAGCGTAGCATCTGTCCATCACCTGTGGAGGTGTGGATGAGGGAGAAGCATGAGGGTAAAGCATTCGTGTCACCACGATCCTGCTGGTATCTCCACATGCGTGTGTCTTCTGTAACCAGATTAAGGTTAACTTCTACGTCAGTCTCAGTATCGTCTGCGAACAGGAAAGCCAGAGGCCGCCCGTTCATACCGAACCTGAGCATAGAGTCTGGAGTAGTAACGCGATCCGCGTTGTCTACATTGCCACCGCCGGATACAAGCAACGAGAGGTCGTACTCAAAGGTACTAGCTGATACAGCCACGTTGACCGTGTGCTGCAGGGAACTCCAGTCGTATGCTTCTGATGTCTCTCGTATGCCGTCATTGATGAACATGGCGACGAGCTGGGCATATGCGTTGTCCGCTACGGACGCGACAGTATCTTCCCGCAGTCTACGTAGAACGTTGTTTACCAGTGTGAGCTGTGTTGCCATGTTAGTCCTTACGTTACGTCAAGAGGGTTGCGTGAGAGGTCGCGGGCTTCGATGTCCATCTGCCGCTCCTCGTTCTCTACGATACCCTTCAGGTAATTGATTATTAGCGTTCGCGCTTCTGGTACACCTGCTCCGGTCATTTGTAGATAGCGGTCGAGGGCTACTTGCACTCGCTGCGCCTGCGCCGGAGTCAGTGATATCGTGATGTCTGGCATTATCCTACCTTCGTCAGTGTTACGTTGATTGATGTGCCAAGCTCGGTACCTGATGTACCTGTCTCACAGGCTTGCTGTAGGCGAACAGTGTCACTTGCAGCTAACGAGGCGAGGAACGTACAGGTAACTTGGCATGGTCGCGTATTAGCTTTATAAACAAGCTCTTGTGATGTTGATCCCGGAAGTACCGTAGATGTGCCATTCTTTGTCATACGACACTTGACCGAGTCGTTGGTAGCACCGCCCGTTGGATGGTAGGTGTACACATACGAGATCAGGTAGTAGCCTGCGTCAGTTACCGTAATGATGTCCGTAGCCAACGAGTAGTTGGTCTCAGCATCGTAGTACTCTGTTGCAAGGTCAACCGTGACCCATGAAGTAGTTGCCGAGATTGCACCTGAGCCTGAGCCAACGTACATGACAGACTTGGGCGTGAACCCACCACCAGCTGCGGCTTGGAATGTCGGGGCTGCACCTGCACCATTAGAGGTAAGGACGTGCGTTGCTGTACCAACAGGAACTGTCGTCGGTGCGCCTGCTGCTGACCATGTGATCAGCTCGCCGTCTGTGCCGTCGGCAAGGTTCGCCACTGGAAGGTCGGCCACTGTAGAGGACAGCCCAGCAATGTCAACACCATCTACCAGTCCACCGACAGTAATTGCACCTGTCACGTCAAGAGCCGGTACGTTGAATGATGTGATGCCTGTGACGTTCAAGTCAGTCGTGTTGGTATGAGCAAAGTTCATGTCGGTGCCGTCATGCGACATCTCAACGTAGTCTGTCTTACCTCCGTCATATATACGGAACCAAGGAGTAGCTGTTGAGTTATCGAAGACAAACTCGTCATCGAACAGGCTGATATCAAGACCGTCTCTATTAAACGCTATGACCTCAACCTCGATACCAGCGTCCATAGACATGATGTGATTCATGTTGGTAGAACCGTCCATCTTCAATTTCATACCATAGGCAGCACCGAAGCTTGGGATGTTTTCGTAGAGACCCATTTCAGAGTTCTGTCCCGTCGTAGCTCCCATCCGATAAGTCGCAGTACCAGAAGCTCTGGTGAACTCAAAGATACCTGTAGTTGATGAGTACTTAAACGTACTTTGTCCTTCGATAGTTCCGTCACCAGTCCATACACCTATCTGGTCATTTGCTGGTGTACCAACTTTAGTTACATCACCTCCGCCAGCAGGAGCCTTCCAGCTAGCCGTAGAAGCTGTGTCTGCTGATAATACCCACCCAGCCGTGAGACCAGATAGGTCAAGCAGGTTAAGCTCTGCTGCTAGTGCAGTAACATCTGTTACGTCTGTCAGTGAGTGCGTGTGCGACGTTGGTGCCTTAGCATCTAACGCCGATTGTAAATCTGTTTGGGCGGACAGGGTTCCTGTTATGGATCCCCATGCTGTGCCCGAGGAGGCATGTGAGTGCCCCAAGAGAGCATATCTACGATCTGCCAATGTACTCTCCTATTGAATAAGGGAGAGTCCCCCCGAAGGGGGACATCTCTGCCGTGCTTACAGGTTCTCGTAAGGGATAACTTTTACACGAACGGTGGTAGACGCGAGGTCTATTGCACCGGCGGTGGGGTTAGCCACTAATACAGTAGCCGTATCGGCTGCTGTTACGTTCACTGTTACGATGAGGCCGACAACATCTATACCGATGGAAGCAAAGGCGAAATCGCCCAGCTTGGCTCCCGGTACAGTTACGTCGAGTTCAACTTCCGCCGCAGCCGCGAGGCTAGCGAAGTCGTTGACAACTTCAGCGTTATATCCTGATAATCTGCTCATTGTGTTCTCCTGTTAAAGGTTATGCCTTATGCAGGAACAACGATAGCGATACCAGCTTCCGGACGCAAGACGCCAGCACCATACAGGGTGTCAGCGGTGAACAAGTCACCCAGCCATTCCTGCTTGTACTGTGTCTGTACGCGTGGACGCATCTGCTCGATGAAGACCAAGGCCTCCTTCTGGAACAGAAGACATGCACGTTGGTCGAGCTCAGACGAAGCGTCATCAACGATTGGGCAGTTGGTGCTAACGAAAACGTCAACGCCGTATACCTGACCGATCATGCCGTTACGAATGGTGTTTCCACCAGCCGACTCGCCAACAAACGCCTGCTCAGTAAACCGAGCGATACCCGTCAGTGACTTCTTCTCGACAGGCGGAATAACAAGTACGCGACCGGCGTTCGGTACGTCATTGTCATCCAACTGGCGGATGATTTCACGGATACCAGCGTCTGCCAATGCCGTAGCATTACCAGAGCCAGTCGTAGACCATGCAGTCGAACCGTCAGAACCGATAACGGCCTTCGAGTAGTTCGTGCCTTCTACAGTCGGAGCTGCGTCTGCACCAGCAAACTTCGCGCCTTCGGCGTGGAGTGCGGTGTCAACGAGTTTAGCCAGAGCGTAGCCAGCGTCATCCGTGTAGAATGCGCGGAGGCTGTCGTCTGCCTGAATTGAGACAACGTCTTCAATCATACGAGAGTACTCGTAGTGCTGATCGATGAGGTACTGCTTAGTACCAGACTGTCCCTGAATCAGAGTGACCTGTACTTCCTCAGCCTTCTCTGATGCGGAACCACGAACCGGGTTCGGTACGTGGAATGTGTCGCCCTTGCGCCCATTGAACGGCATGTTAACCACCAGCTGAGGCATAACAAGATTGCTCTTGTATGCAGCGATGATTTCATCAGTCCAAAGTTCCCGAATAAACGCGGAATTACTGCGTGTACGGGAGGCAGCTGAGGCTTCGCCTTGACCTGTTGCTAGGTCTTGTGCGATATGCTCATTTACGCCAAATGCCATGATTGCATTTCCTATGTGTTGCTAGCAGCGGGCCGCCTGTCTTACGAGGTCTCACCTTGATAGCGTTTAGTTAGTCAACAATACGACCTTCCGCATAGGCTGCAGCGATTTTACCTGAGTTAGCAGTTAACCAGCGTTCAGCTTTCAGATCACCAGCTTTAGCCGCGAGTCTTGCATCAAGCAAGTCATTACGACTATAGGTGTCTTCCAACTCTACTGGAGATGGGCCACCGCTTTCGAGAGTTGCATTACGCACCTGCTCTTTTACGACTGCCTTTCTCTGTTCATCCTCAGCTTTCGCCTTGCCGGGCGGGTTCTGATCGTAGTACATTCCCAAGAGTTCTTGGGCAGCGGCGAGGTCACTGCTCTCACGTACAGCCTTCACCATGTGCTCCCGATATGGGGTCTCTCGAACCCACGTGGAGAACTCATCTGACTGGCTTACTTCGAGCCAATTGGGGTACTTAGCTTCCATCTCGTCAACGATTTGCTTCTGACGGATTTCAGTTATAGTGTTCCTCAATTCGGTAACTTCCGATGATAATGTTTCTTTCGCAACTCGACGAACTGCTTCGTCCGGGTTCTCATAGATATCATCTACAGTCAGAGGTTTCGCTACCACCTCTGCTGGGCTGTTAGACTCTGCCTTGAACCGCATCAACTCATCCACCTGAGAACGCATATTTCCTAAGTCCTGCGCTTGGCGACTGTTGAGCTTTTCAAGTTCTTCATAGGATTGGATTACATCAGTGATGTCCTTATCCTTGAAGCGTTCGGGTACAAACCTTCCTGTCTGTGCGTCGCGAGCCTGCTTTTCTGTTGCAGCCTCCGTGATTTCAGACTCAAGGCCTGAGTCCTGATTTACATAGTCTTTAAACGATGCCATATTGTCAACTCCTAGTTTCGGTATGCAGCAATCATGCTTACATATTGTCCGTGAATAACCCCGGTACCGGATGCCGTATTACCCGGGGGTGTGTTTTTCTAGCTAATAGAGCCATGCTCTTTGATGGCTTTTTCCTCTTTGGCCTTCTTGTCTCTCCGCATCTTATCGAACATGCGAATCGCCTCGGGGCCTGCAGATTCTCCCATAGCTAAGGATGTCCAGTGAGGTTTCACAGGAGTACGTACGACCTGACGGCCAATATTATCGCACTCTGGGCACCTACTTTCCGCCCTCTCCGATATCTTACAGAACTTATCGAAGTCAGTCCCACAGTGGGGACAATTATACTCATACGTTGGCATCGTCTTCGTCCTCTACCTCAAGAGCTGCTCTTTGCATTATTGAAATATCTTCCAACAACGTCAGCTCATTCAGTTGCAGGGAGCGACCCCGCAGAACATTGACTGCATCCCAGTTGGGCTGCTCCAACGCATCAGCTTGATTCTGATAGATCTGAGCGTTAGCGTCCTCGACCAGCCGCTTCCAGCCTTTGGTAGAGAACAGCTCATCTAGATCATCATAGTAATCTCTTTGTTCCTGTGTTAATGCCATCCTTTATCTCCTTCCACATTTCTAGATCTTCTTCGAAGACCTTGTTAACGAGCGCCAGCGTGGCCTCGTCATAATACTGCTCCCACGTATTGTCTTTGCGGGTCTGCTTCTCGTGCCCCCAATCCTTCGTGTGCAGGTCGGCTATGTCAACTAGCTCGAACTCGCGCCAGCGAGGATGTATCTCTGTCTGAGGAACCCAGTGAGGATTCCAGTACTTGAGCGCTGTGTTAACCCATGGGGCAAACTTGGTACTCTTGTGCAGGATACGATCGTGGTCTTCTCTGTTAGCTTCTAGGATGTCGGGCAGGAATGACACGACTGCTGTCGTAAACCATTTCCACGCCGACACCAACCTGTCTCTGGGGTCTCGTACTATTATACGTACGTGGTCTCCTTTGCGTAGCTCAGTCCACACTCGGGGCTGGTGGGCCCGCCGCAGGGAGGAACTAGCGCACTTGAAGGTCACGCCCCATAGATCACGATCCTTCTCTATGAAGTACTTGTTCTCGTCACTGTGCCTTTGCACTGTTGATCTTCTTGTTCTCAACTGCTACCTTGGCAATAGCTACGTCATTCTGGCGTGCGGTCTGTCTGGCCTTCTCGGCACCCGTAGCTGCGTTAGCCGCTGCTATGTCTACCTTGTCGTCCTCCAGATCTGCTACGATAGCTGTGTGCTTCGCACGTTCCATGGTGAATACAGACTCTGCTTCGAGCTTGTCAGCCTTGGCTGTCTGCTCTCTGAGCTGCTGCTTCATCATTTCCATTTCGATCTGTTGCTTCATCTGCTGCAACTGCTTCTCCTCCTCGGAGGGTGGAGCGTTCATCTGCTTGATGGCTTCCTTGAGAGTCAGCTTGTCTGCGCTGTTGGTGTTCTCGAACAGTGCTTGTATGATGATGTTCTGCGCTGGTGAGTTGTCCGGAACGAACCCAAGCATCTGTACTAGCTGCTGGTTCTCTACCTCACGAGCCATGAGTCCCATAGTCGAGTTGACTATGAACTTCATATCTTGTGGGTACCGCTGACCATCGAACTGCATGAATCGCCACAAAGAGCGACGTACAATCGTATCGAGGTACTTCTCAACCCTGCGCATTGTGCGCTTGCTGCGCTTGAGGAAAGCCGAGTTCATCTGCGACATTCCACCTGATGTTTCATTACGGCGATTACCAGCGACCGGCATAGCCGAGTCCATTGCGCCAGTTGCCATAGATACCATGCGCTCCAAGTCTCCAGCATTCTGGAAGGTAGCGCTGAGAGCCGGAGCGTTGAAGCTGATCGGCTCGATGATCTCGCTAGGTCTGCCCCGTGTGAGGAAGAACTTACCGGGCTTCGTACGAAGATCCGGGTTGCGAGGCATCCGGGTGATATCCGCACCCATCATGGGAGCTGACATTAACCCTAGGGCATCGATGCGAGCACGAAGCTCTGCGTCAAGTGCCTTCTGTGGGTTGTACCCTTTCTCTACAACACCGCGACCCCAGAACTCTCCGGGGATACTATCGTGCTGGTATGACACGAAGGGACGGTCTTGGTTGGTGAACGGCGACTCTACCGCCCTCAGAATGGTCTGCTCATTGGCAATCGTAACGATGGCCTCTACCATTCCGAAGTTATCATCGGCGGCATCCGGCAAGAGCACAGCTGGGACTAGACCGAAGAACTCTGTAACGAGTACTCCATCTGCCGCAGGGTCTTGCGAGTCTGAGGACAAGCCGTCGGGGTTCGCCCGCTTGACACCAGTATATGAGTCAACGCGCCCCTTGCGATATACGCCTTGGGCCTGCTTGCTCTTGATGCCATGCTTGGGCTTGATCACCTCGTGAGCTACGAACTGAGCTGCGTCAATACTCGTAGCCGTGGGATCGATCACGAACTCGTCGGGGCGTACTGCCTCGACGGTTACTATGAATTTGTCTTCGGCGGTGCCGTCGAAGTGGCGCTGGCGTTTAAGGCCAACATTGAGCTTTGAGATACCTGTGCCGTACACGCAGCCTAGGAGGTATGTATCAGTTATACCATCCATAGCGCCCGCGAGTTCGAAGTCCTCTAGGAGCTGGTCGCGATATGCAGCGGCGTCGTCTTTCTGCTCGTCTGCTATATCATCCTGCACGTCAAACCATGCTGTACGACCGAAGGTAGCCTCCTCCATCTCAGATGCTGTCATCTCAACAGCCTGCTGTGTAGCAGGGGAGATCAGCTTACTACGCTCGGAAGCAGTAGTGGAGTCGGAGTCCTTGTAGAAGCCACGCCACAGACGTGTGTACTCTGCCCAGCGCTTCTCGAACTGCGCGTCGCGCGCTTCGCGTGCTGTGCGTACCTTCTCTACAACGTACGAGAGCAGTGCGCTAGACGTGAGGTTAGGCTCGTCATTGGGCGACTTGCTGTCGTTGTTGCCGAACTTGTTGGGGATCAGTGCCATGTATTAGTATCCTGCTATGTCGTCTAGGGGTTCCCACTCGTCTATATGAGTCGGGCCCTCCCACCACGGTTCTGCGAGTTGGTCGATGTAGGCGACGGCGTCAAGTAGATCGTCGTGCGCTAATCGAGAGGGGAAGTCTTGTGCTTGCGAGAGGAACTCTTTGTTCCACTTACCTTTCAGCAGTTGTATCCTACCTTTCTCAGCACGACCCTGCAGCGCCCATGCTATTCTGTCTGTCTTGTTCTGGTTGCCATGCGTACACGGAGTCACTTGGAAGTACGTATTGAGCCTGTTCTGCTCGTCTTCTAGGTACGGCATGACTGCGTTGAACGTAGTACCCTTCTCTATGCCAAAGCCGTTGGGTCTGTAGTCCCTGTAGGCCTTGACCAGACGTAGTGCAGTCTCTCTTGTATCCCACTTCCCATGTATTATATCAACGATGCACCACCCGCCTGCGTGATTCTTCACTACGGCAATGGCGCTGTCATCGAGCTTCTTGAGCTTACGTCCACCCTCTACCTTCTCAAATCCTGCAAGGTCAGCTGCTACGTAGTAGTCGCCGGGGTAGGGCTCATTCTCAAGGATAGTGAACATGTCGGCTGTGAGTACAATACCGCTGCCTGTCTCGAACGAGGCGTTCATCTCTTGCTCGAAGCGCTCCTTGGACATGCGCTTCTCAGCTTCTAGTATCTCAGCCCTAGGCAAGAACGGGTTGTCTACACTGGCAAAGTGCCACGACTTCCATGCTTCGTACTCAGGGTCGAGTCCCATCTGGAACAACGTGTAGAAGTGGTTCTTTCCGTCCGGTGTACCAATGAACAGGGCTCCACCCTCTGCGCGTGCGAGTGCAGGCGATACGATCATCTCCCACACTTCCTCCTTCATAAACGCGTACTCGTCGAGTACTACGTACGACAGACCTACGCCCCGGAGGGAGTCAGGTCTATCTGCGCCTTTGATGCTTACGCGACGTCCATTGATCAGAGTCAGGGTTCCGGTGTTCTCATACTTGGTAGCTATGAGATCCTCGCCCAGTTCTTTCAACAGAGGCCAGAGTATCTTCTTACCCTGCTCAAAGGTAGGTGCAATGTAGTACACCTCCTCAAGACCCAAGTCTACCTCAACACCGTCCGTCCGGACGTGGGTATTCTTGGATGCCTCAACAAAGAGCGTCACTGCAGCAAGGAATGACTTGCCGAACCTACGTCCAGCGGCGACCACCTTGTACCTGTGATCGTCGTAGAAGACCTCCTCCTGCCTACTATGTAGGCTGACTTCCACTCGTTTACATTTCCTCGACGCGTTTGCGCTTGGCGCGCTCTGCGGCAGCACCTTTGGTGTTACCTGCCTTCACGAACGCAGCAATGCGGACATCTATCTGCTTCAGCAGAACTGCCTTATTAGAGTCCGTGTTGTCCGTGCCCGTACCGCGCGCTTCTTGAGCTGCCTCTTTTACTTGAGCTACCTTTGAGTCTCTCGACTGGCTGGTGCCCACAGAAGCCTCAACAGCGCTATCGATCACGTCTGCACGTGTCTCCAGTGTCTCTGCTGTCTCTGCTAAGGTACCCATTTCTAGCTCTTGCCGTCTTTGCCGCGCGAACTACCCTGCGAAGAACCGTTAGGGCCAGTCTGTGGGGACGGTGCACGCTCGCCATCGCTAGGTACGCTAGGCGGCTTCAGGCCGGGGCCTTTCTGTGCGCTATCTGATGTTTGTTCACTCATCGTTATCTTCCTCTATAGGTTGGTTTACTACTTTGATATCCGGTTTGGAAGCTACCGGGGAGCTATTGATTTGGATTGCTACCTTCTCTGAACCCTTCGCGTCGTCCGTAGGGCCGGAGCTCATGTGCTTGTCGAGGAGCAGTTTGATCATCTGCCTGTCACCTTCGAGCGCTAGCTCTACGGCTTTTTGCAGTACAGCCCCCATATCAGGGGATGCTTCCTCTCGGAGCTGTAGCTCCATTGACTGCTTGAGTAGCGTGATCTTGTTCTTGGAGCCCTTCGGGCGTCCTGCAGGATTACCGCTCACTCCCTTAGGGAACTGACCTGCGTGCGTTACGTCTCCCATCTAGCTTGTCGGGAAGTTCGCAGCCGGGGGGTCGAAGCTCGTACCATCGGGGTAGCGGCAAACTCCCTTTGTAACCCGCACGTCTTCGAGCCAGTGGTCTCCGGCTGTATAGGAACCAGTGCCGCCTGTCCAGAAGTCACCAGCACCATCAAATATAGTCTTGCCTGTCAAATCCCCTGTGGAGCCAGCCACTCCATCCACGTAGGAACGAAGTGTATCAACATCCCTACAAAAAGCTACATGGTGCCATGTGGCATTAGATGGTGCGATATTGGAATAGATGTCAGTGTGGGAGGTGCCGTTAATAGAGTACCTGAAGGCGAACCCTACTCCTCCGGCGTGGAGAATAGTAACCTCTTTTGTGACGCTGGTATTGCCTTTACCGAATAGCGAGCCATTAACAACGGTCGGGAAGTAGACCCAAGCCTCCATTGTGAATTCCTCTGCGCCGAGTCCGAGACTCGCAGCGTCCGGGTACGTGTAGTAGTTGTTACCACCATTGGTATCCAGTGCCCCCGTGTACTTTCCGGTTACAAATAGGGGAGTTCCAACAGTAGTTGGTTCGTGGCCGTTAGATGATGCGTCGGCACCATCGGTCGCGAAAGGAAGCAAGATGCTTACATCAGCAAAGTTTACATCACCGGAAGCGGCGTCAACAATAAGTCTGCGCCTGTTAGATGCGTAGTTACCGCCCTTCTTACCCTTATCACTCTTGGGGGCCTTGGTAGATCCCTTACCCTTCGTGGTCTTGGCGGCGTTTTCCGCGGCACTGCCCAGCTCACGCGTGTCTACCTCACCTGCGTTGGTATTCATAGGAGTAGATTGGAGGGATGGGCGTGCAAATATGGGGGGAGTGCGTCGAGGTGGTCTGATTACAGCCATGATGCTACGCCTTTTCCATTGACATAATCAATAGGCGCATGAAGTCAGCGTCTCGGGATGAGCCACTTGGCTTGGCGTCCAGTACTAGGGTTACCTCGTCCAGAGCCGTAACGTCTTCGACGCTCCATAGCGCAAGACAAGCAGTAGAGTTCACTAGGGATAGTTCTTCATAATGAGCTGAGGTCTCGTCCCCAGCGATGACTACTTCTCCAGCTGCATTTATGTTCTTACTCAGCCAGTTACCGTTGATCTTACCACCGCCGTAGTCCTTATATGACCCGAGCATGAGGTAGTTGCCCGACTGGGTAGCCGCTGCCATAGTAGTCGTGATGATTTCCTGCCCTGCTAAGTTCATATTAAGGATGGGCGTGTCGCTAGCACCCACGTGGTAGTCTTTAAACGAGTTCAATCGGAGGGCAAATAGTGATGCGTGTGTCACGTCCTGAACGTTGTTGAATACCTTAGCCTCCAAAGCACACGTGCTTGCGGGCATACTCTCTTGAATAAAGGCAGCGAACGAGTTGTGCTCGTCATTGGTATCATAAGACGACTGCGTGTCCATGTCGTACATATTACTGTTGATGTTGAATCTGGTTTCGAACTGCCTGCCTGATAAGTGGTCACAGCCTATGCTACCGAAGAACAGCCAGTCGTCTCCTTCAGAGGGAGATACTGCAACGCCCAGATCTTCCCATGTATCTGCTGGGTCAAGCGGGTTATCTGTGTCTGTGTGTCCCCAGAGGTAGTCCGTACCCTCCGTGAGCTCATCGAGATGAATTGCGAGTACGCGCCAGTGGTTAAGCCGCCCGGTGGTGCCCACTGGGTTCTTCATTTGAACCACAACGTCGCTATCCCCCGTTACCGTACGCCGCACCATAAAGGGTGTAAGCACGCCCGAGCTGAGGCTTGAGGTGGCTGCGCCTGCTCGAAACCGTATGCCCGAGTCTGCTACTGTTCTGTCGTAGGACATGACCGTAGGAGTCCCGTCATCCTCCACAAGACGCAACTCCTGCGTGTCTAACCAAGTGCTAGCACCCACGAAGGCGTGGACTACAAAGAGCCACTCGCCTGCTACTAGGTTTGCTGCGGGAATCTTACAGATAGTAGAGGTCTGCCACGAGGCATCGCCCGTGAACTCCTCGCCTACGAAGCCTTCTGCAGAGTACTGATTTATCTCGCCACCGGGCGGATCGATTATGATCCGTCGCCTAGAGGCAACCCGGGCTGCGGTACTTACCGCGGTGCCCGGAGCGTCTTTATTGCTACCCTTGCCCTTACCTTTAGAAGCGGTGGTCTTGGCTGCATTCTCTACCGCACCACCTAACTCACGCGTATCCTTGTCGCCAGAGCCGGTGGCTGCAGGCGTAGACTGGAGAGTGGGTCTAGCGTAGATGGGGAGACTGCGCCTAGGGGGACGGATAATGGCCATAGGAGAGGATAAACCTTTGATTAATAAAGAGTTATGCACCGGGGGGTCGTGAAACCCCCGCACGGTGCGCCCTACAAGGGGCGTCCTACACGTTTCGCCAAACCGGAGGTGTCAGAAGGTCTAGCTCTATACGTAAGACGCAAGGGCTTAAAACTGGTCGTATATGCTCGCCCTCGCTACCGCAAGGACGGAGGAGCTGCCCAACAGCTCTCTCCATTTCGCTCGCTTATACTACATTAGACAGATTAAAACGCGATTTGTCCCGAAAATAATTCTATTCACTGTATTTCCACTGTATTCTGCATCTCAGGAGGCCGTCAGGCCGACATCCTTGTCTTTCGCTCCTGCTCACCAACCGGCCTCACGCACTATTTTCATGCTTTATTGGGATATTGCACCAGATTACCATGTAACCGTAGATCCCTGCGGCGATGAAGTCGCCAGACTGATGGGCGTCTAGCTCCATCGTGCCGCCACGGGCCTGTCAGGCCGTCTCCGTGCACGTTTTCCCTCCTCCCCCCAGCCAGATTACCGCGGTTTAGGCCAGAAATAGCCTCTAATTCTGCGAGACCGGGTGCATCTGCGTTCTGCCAGCGTCCACAGGGGGGTGCCCCGTCGCATTGACAGCGCTGTCAGTACCAAGTTACCAGCGTACCGAGGTGCATGGGTATGAAAGGGCGCGCGGCTACCGCTCACGCACTTGGCACACTTCGTGCATGGTATTCGCAACACGGCGTAATCAGGTGGTTGGCATGATACCTGCATCAACTACATTATGGTAAGCGCAGTATCGTCGGAATATGGGGGATATGGGGGGTATATCGGGGGTATGGTGCAAACTAAATTCGCCCAAATATCAATGACTTACATAGATTGTACGTACAATCTTAAGAAATAGTTGTTGACAGGAATCGCCGCATAACCCATAACGGTAACCGTCTGTTTTGGCATGGTGTTCAAGGCAGGCCGCCGGTCACATGACCGACGGGGATCCCGGCGCATCGCCAGCCCACAATTCGCGCGGTCATTGGATATGATGCGGTCGCGGTCAGAGTCTAGCGTGGCGCTGCATGGCGCGACCTACGACTCAAACCCCCGAAGCAATTTCGCGACGGGGGATACACAATATGAGGAATACAATCATGAGTAATTCAATCAGTACCGCAATCCGCAAGTGTCTACTTGCTGGCATTGCAAAGCAGGCCGGAGTCGAAGCGTTGATAATCGAATTGGATGCAGCGCGCGCCGGTATGTATGTGCATGGCGTACAGGCTGCCATAGCCGCCAAAGGCGATGGACAGGCTTTTACGGCCGTATGCGATAAGCTTCGGGATGATTTTCGTGCGAACCTTCGCGGTATCGCGGTCAAGTTCAATTGCGATGTAGCGAAGGATAAGCAAGGCAATCCGAAAGCAGATGCAGACGGCAATCCTGTGTACAAAGTTCCGAGCAGTCTCGCGTCAATGGCTAGTCACATTAAATCGGCCTTTGAATTCGGGATCGACTTCGGAACCAAGGCAAAACCTTCAAGCTTCGGTGCAATCCGTGATGCAGTGCAGGTAGCCCGCGCTGAGAAGCAGGCTGCTACCGCGTCGCCAGAAGACAAGCTTCGCGCTGAATTGCGCGACACGCTGGCGGATATTGCTACCGGCCTTGATACGCTGGACGCAAAAGCGTTGAAGGTAGTTGCCAAGATGTTACAGGCAGTAGGTGAGAGTATCGCCAAAGCTGCGTAATATCGTTCGATTGTACGTACAAGCGTACAGTATTAGCTCCGCCCCTACGGGGGCGGGGCTTTTTTGCGTCTGCGTTTTGTGGATCAGATCTGCCCCTGTATAGGGGCTAGCACTCGCGTACCCTATTCAGGTGGCCGCTCGCGCGAGGATCGCTTTATATAGAGGCGGGACGCCTGTTGCACCAATAGCATACAGGCAGGCACACGTACTCGCTTATACATATGCGGGACGCCCACGGGGGCGGAGTCAACGCTGGCACGCCCGCAGGTAGCGCTTTAAGGGGAAGCGGGATGGGTCTTGGCTTGTACGTACAAGCTGTACCCAGTACGCGAGCGCGCCTATGTACGTGTATAGGCAAGCGCTGCGTGGGTACATACCATTGGTACACGAAATTTCGGAACTATCGTGTGGGCGGCAAGTTTAACGCTTGACAAATTAATTTTATTCCTTTATAATGGTTGCACAGTGGTAGTAATGTGTTCTTTAATAATTCGTTAAGTTGTACGTACAAGCTGACTCCGGTTAGCAGGTACTAGACTCCCCTGCGTGGCGGATGCGTAGCAGCGTATTCAAGATGACGTCGGAAGCTGGGGTTAGCTTGTACGTACAATCTAACGAAGCTGAGGAGAGTAGCATGGGTATAGCAATAGCAACAGCGAACGTGGTACACCCACACGTAGTGAACCGCGTCATCACGTTAGAGGGTGACAAGGTAGTCGAGAATCATTGCGAGTACATGAGGGTAGAAGAAGTACACTACCTTGCATCGTGGGTTTGGCTGGCCGCACATGACGGGAAACTGGTATGAGTGATCGTGGCCGCAAGTATCATGCATTGCAGCGTAGGACGCGAGTCCTGCGTACTGCATTGCGTATGGAGCCGTGGACAAGGAGAGAACTGCACACTTTTGTGGAGCGTCTGCTAGCATGGCACACGGGATTCAACGACAGGACGTTGAAGGATCTCATTCGGATGTATAACAGTGAGCTACTTGATTGAAACGACAATTTGGTTTAAGGAGATAACGTATGTCTTGGAACGCGAAGACATTACACGTCTCCCCGACGGGACGGGCAAAGCCGCATGGCAAGGTGACGCGGCGGAGTCTGTCTGTCCGGGGGACGAAGTATCCCAAGTACAAGGGGAGTGACAAGCCTCTGGGCGGCGAGCTTATGTGCCACCCGGTGGCGCTCACTCGTACCCCCTTGCATCCGGGATGCGCGACGTCCAGTCGCCAGTACAATGTGGCGGCGTGGGCAGATAACGACTGGGCTGCGTTTATGCGTGGCGCGGGACTCTGGGACTCTCCCGAACCGGGCGAGTGGCGTGTGGTCGAGCCTATTACAGGCGAGGTCTTAGGATGGGCTAGTTGTAGCGATGCCTTGTCCTACCGCAATGCGGCGGCGCGCAAAGGTGCTACGTTAGAGGTATATGACAATGTATGAGATAGTATTCTGGTGGGTCATGGCGACCCTTGGGATCTTTGTGGTCGGCGTGTATGGGCTGCGGATCTCTTGGGAACTTATCAAGACCGGAGTGGTCATACTGTTCGCAGTAGGTGTGATCATGCTAGTGGGATGTACAGCGGAGGAGATGTACAGGGACAGGGGCATAGTGCGTAATGATACGCATATCACAGTGCAGGACAGGGGCGTACAGGTTACGTACCCTGCGCCCGTCAAGCGAGAGCGGCTCTCTTTGCCGCAGAAGTGCAAGCCTTACTACAACGACGGTACTGAGCGTTGGATTGATTGCATGGGCGTAGGCTACGTGCGGGAGATGAACCGTGACGACTAAGCAGGAACGTCGGCTTGTACGTACAAGCCAACCACGGGACTATCCACTTCGTAAAGAAGCGGAAAAGCCTAAGACAATGCCTAAGCGTGTATCGCGACGGGCAGACCTGACCGCAGCTCTAGACGAGTGGGCTGAGGACTATGCAGGAAATTACTCGGTGTTTGGAGATTAAATGTGGCAACAAGTAAAAAGAACGCGACACGTGTATTCGTGTATGGTACTCTCAAGGCGGGTCATGGTAACCATGATTACTACCTTTCTGGCAATGATGGGGCGAGCTATCTTGGTCGCTGTTACATTACCGGCGATTATCGTATGTACACTAACGGTGCTTTTCCTATGGTCGTTAAGGGTACTGATACAGACGCTGGTCTGCCTATTGTTGGAGAGGTGTACTCCGTTGATGAGGAGACTCTACACGCTCTGGATGCGCTTGAAGGCCATCCTGATTGGTACTGTCGCGAGAAGGTAAACACGCCGTGGAAGAAGGCGTGGATTTACGTCATGCCAGACACGATGGGTAACTTTACAAGTGACTCATTGGTTGAATCTGGGTGTTTTAACATGAGTGCGGAAGAAGCGGAGTGGATTGATGGCTCAGAAATCCAACAAGTCGTTTGATTACGTAGCTCACGTACAGCGCAACGGCCAGACGGTCGAGCTTGCGGGTACAATGGAGGACAGCACGATGCAAGGTGTATATCAATTCCTTTTACAGAAAGCCACCGAGTTAGGCGGCTGGCTGCTTACGCAGCACATACGGGAGAGTGACACAGTAGCATCGACGGCTGTTGTTCCGGTTGTACGTACAAGCTCACCGGCTGAACCGGAAGCGACTGAGGAAGAAGCGACCCCAACATTTGGCGCATCAGAGATGTTCGGGAAGTATAACAGTAGTTACGCCGGAGCGTCCCGGCTAACCTTTAAGGAGAAGTGAGATGGAACGCTTAATACCTTTAATAGGGTACAACAAGGCGGAAACGACAGACTCGTATGCTCAACAAGAGGAGCGGCCTAACGATTCTCGCGTCCGACATTGGGCGCTAGTCTGGTGGGATCCAAAGGATTCCAGAGGAAGGCGCACAGCGGAGATATGCGTAGTCACAGAGGGTATGCCTGACTTCTGCGGTGGCCTGATGGTGTACTCACCTCGTGTAGATATATATCACGAGATAGGTGCGTGGAGCAGTAACTTCTGCATGCTCAACAACACGGAGTTGAAGGAAGACGAACTGTCCTACCAGTGGGAGAACTTCGACACTGAGACTGATGCGATAGACCTCGCGGCATGGACAGGCAAGGAGGACTGGAACGACGAGGAGGTGGCAAGCTTTGCCTATAGGAGTATTGCGGGATGCATTGGAGCGCAGGCTGCGGCATACTGTAAGCGCGGTATCATGGGAGCGGACAAAGTAGGCGGACGTATGTCTACGCTGTGGGACGTTATGTCTACCATGGATAATTTCGCGGTCAACAGTGCGTACAAGGCCAACGTCAGCAACATCACGGATGAGGGTATGCGTGCCCGTGATGTGCTAAGTCACGATTGTGTGGTTCTATCTGTGGCGACTCAATGGGGTGACGAGTGGCGTAACGCCAACTCCGGCAATATGTGCTGGTGGCTAACTGCGGAAGTCCACCCGATTACGGATGGAGCGTACGAAGGCGACGATGACGGTATGATGAGCTGCGAGGAGTGCGGGACGTACCATAGTGCGGGGGAGGAGTGTCCTGAGTGCGGCTACCTAGACGATGGGGCAGTCAAGACTTATTGCTTCCCTGATACTGATAGATATAGCAGTAATGCTATAATAATTGGGTCGGTCAAGTACCGGCTGCGTGCAAGGCGTCATTTCTGGAGGAATGGATAATGATTACGCTAGGTGCAGACCCGGAGCTGTTTCTTCGGGATGATAGAACTGGTGCGGCAACATCTGTTGTCGGTTTGATTGGAGGTACTAAAGGTGCGGCGCTACCGATGGAGGGGTTGGCGGACGGCTACGGTATACAGGAAGACAACGTGATGTGTGAGTTCAACATCCCTGCGGCGAGTAGACCGAAACGGTTCTCTCGTAGTATAGATACGGCTGTCAACTGGGTTCGTGAGCTTGTACGTACAACCTTACCACATCACTCTCTTGATGTGGGTGCGTGCTCTAGGATGTTCGCACCGTGGGAGCTGGAGAATGAGCAGGCTATGGTGTTCGGGTGCAGCCCGGACTTCAACGCTCACCAGCAAGGAGCCGCGTGCCATCCCGTGAAGCCAGAAGCATTGGTGGAGCAGGACGGATCGTGGAGGTTTGCAGGAGGACACGTACACTTAGGCTATGAGTCGGAAGCACCTGACTTCGTAGCAGCAGCGTTCGCTGATGTGTTCTTGGGGCTGCCTAGCGTATCACTCGATAAGCAGGGCATGAGACGTGCCTTATACGGACAGGCGGGACGCTATCGGCCAACTCCGTATGGTATTGAGTACCGAGTGCTGTCCAACTTCTGGATATGGGACAGACGTGTGGCGGATGACGTAGCCTCACGTGCGTACAGTCTGGGTCAGCTGCTTGAGGGTGATCCGGCAGAGCTGCAACGTATGTACACGGAGATACCGTGGATAGACGTGCAGGCTGCGATCAATATGGAAGATGAGGGGAAGGCCGCAGATCTTATTGCGTACCTGTCCCGTGACTTGAGAATCGGAGGCTTGTAATGAACGAAGCGATACCAAAAGATGTCACCATGCACGACGTGTGGCAATGGCTTGGACGCGGGTGGTTCTTTCACGAGAAGGACGGTGTTAGACAGCCCGCCGAGCTAGAGCAGGTGGGGGACGAGCGGTATGCCGTGTCGTGTACCAACGGTGACAACCACACGTTTAGACGACAGCATTGCTTTCCGTACTGGCCTCAGTGCGGCGCAGTAAATCTGCAGGGCTATGCTGTTGTACTCAACAGGACACAGCAGCGACAATACAGGAGGACATACAACTCGCGCTGTGTTACGCTGAACATACCACGCAAGTGGGATGTTATGAAGCGAAACTTCGGTGCAAAGAACCTAAGTGCGGACAGCCCGGATGTAGTGATAGCTGCGTTCGAGCCGGTGTACTACACCTACACTCGGGCACTGGGTCTACTGGAGGCGGGATGGGTGAGCGTTGCCCTGAATCCCTATCTGGTAGTGGCGGGAACGAAAGAGGAACAACTGATCTACTACAGGTCTAAGCTAACAGCGCGGATCATAGATGGTAGGCTTGTGCCTCTCGATCCTTCGGACAAGAGGAACCAGCGCATCCTCAAATGGTTTGATGGGAGGGTAGCAAATGAACGTAGCTAGCATCATAGGCAACGCGTACGACATTGAACTCGACGTGCCTCACTTTGGCATTGAGATAGAAGTGGAGAACGCACTTGCTCCTGACGAGCTGAGTGACAGCCTGTGGAATGTAGTGCATGACGGGAGTCTGCGTAACAACGGACTGGAGTTCCTGTCTAGTCGGCCATTCACTAAGGAGGAGGTGGAAGAACAAGTGCCTTTGTTCTACGAGTGGAAGCGGACACAACTCTACACAACTGGTGTGCGTACATCCACTCATGTACACGTCAACGTGCTAGGCATGACGTTACCGCAGATAGCGGCGGCGAGCATAGTGTACACTCTGGTTGAGCCTATACTCTTTAGGTATTGCGGGAGACTGCGCGAGGAGAACATCTATTGCGTGCCGTGGTACAGGGCAACCGACGAGCTGGATGTAGTAAAGTTGCTGGCGAGCGGCAGTACAAGCGTGATGCACGCGGCGTGTAAGTACAGCGCTCTGTATCTGGAGCCAGTGACTAGGTTCGGGACGATGGAGTTCAGACACGCACCCGTATTCGATTCATCGGAGCAACTGCTCACGTGGGTTGATATGTGCGAGCGCGTGGTGTACTCAGGGTTCGATACTATAGAAGAAGTTCTTGAGTGCTATGAGGAACTTTCGCCCGATGAGTTTGTCGAAGGTATATTCGGAGAGCGCATCACACGTGTACTGCGTGGGGTATGTGACGCCAGCTTCGAAGAACTGATGGAGCAGTACGACGTGGTGACGACTGCCGAATTGGCCTTAGCTTGTACGTACAAGCCAACGGAATGGTTCACACCACAATACAGCGTCGATGGCGACGGCGCAGATGGGTATCACAGAGTGCCTAACTCAATGAGAGACAGGCTCTACAACCTTGATCGTATGATCGAGGACGAAGAACCTGACATGGACGAATACTATAACGAAGACGAGGAGATATACTAGATGTGTGGAATAGTTGGATTTATAACTACCGATACTAAGATCGGTGAGCCTGATAGGAGTAAGTTCCTTAAGCAGGCTTTGATCATCGACACGCTGCGTGGTGATGATAGTACGGGGGTGTTCGCAGTAGGACACGAGCCGCTCTATAGTGACGGGACGGCTTGGTTCTGTAAGAACACCTTGACAGGCGCGGAGTTCACTGACTCCAAGGAGTACTGGGAGAGTCTGTACGACACGTCAGAGTACCGATGTGTAGTAGGACATAACCGGGCGGCTACCGTAGGTAAAGTGGACAGTGACAGCGCTCACCCATTCCAAGTGGGTGCAATAACGATGGTGCATAACGGGACGCTAACGTCTGCGAACGTGCTGCCATCTCCCATGTGTTCTCTTGATGGGGTGACTGTTGACA